TTTTCTAAAAAATTATATTTTTGTTTTACATAATTGTTTTACTTCGCTTTATCTTACTTTTTTCTTTATTTTTTTCTTTATTTTTTTCTTTTTAATTTATATTTATATTTGTTTTTATTTTTTGTGGTTACATAATAAGTTACATATATTAAAATAATCAGTTGATTTTTGAAATTATAAATTTACATAAATGGTTTAAATAATTGTTTACATAATATACTATGATTTTTAAGATTTTCTTTGATATTTCAAGCAAAACTTCGAAAATATTATGTAGCGCGCTTAGTGACTTTTTTAAAAAAAACTCACTAAAATTAGCTTTCTTTAAAATCATTGAGAGAGTAAGGATATAGAGATTTTAGTGGTTTTTGCTAGTGATTTTTTGAAACCATCAAACCATAGAGTAGCAAGGCTTTGAGTTGTTTTAGTGGATTTTGGGGTGGCTTTAAATTACTTTTTATATTTTTATATATTTTTTTCCATATTATTTTATATTATTTTATATATTTATTTATTTTAATTTATATATATATATAATAAAATATCACTAAAAATAAATAAAACTATTGATATAACTGATTTTGAGTTCAGTGACTTTTTAGTGTGTTTAGTGATTTTTGCCATTTTTTAGTGGTTTTTGACCACTTTTTAGTGACTTTTTTATATTTACCTTTTTCTTTCTTTTCCTACTTGACTTTTATTTTTTTATTTGCTATAATTTTTTTAGAGTTCAATCACTTTTTTGAGTTTTCGTACTCACTCATTTAATAGTACTGCCTCCTTTCTATTTTTATGTGGTATTATTTGTAACAGAAATGACCTTAAAATCGTTTTTTATTGTTTTAATGATTAATTTCATTAGTGAGTACGAAAATCCTCTTAAAATTGATTGTCACTCAAAATAAACTAAGGAAATGGAGTGTGATTAAACTTGGCTACTAATACTAAAACTAATAAGGCTGATTTAATTGACACTAAACCTATTCTAACTGGAAAAGGTCAAATTGGTAATTTTTATAATTTGGAAAATACTGTCTCTGAGGATGCTAAAACTAAAGCTTTGAGGCGTACTATGCTTATAAAATCACTTAACACTGGCAGGTGTACTACCTCTCAAGAATTAAAAGATAGATTTGAAAAATTATTCGAAATGTGTTTTAACAATAACTTTATTCCTACTGTTGAAGCTTTGGCTTTATGTTCTCGGTATTAATCGTAGAGATATTTGGGAAATTGAAAATCGGTCTAAGCCATAAGGGAGACGGAATGAGGGACATAATAAGGAATGCAAAGGATTTTATAGCTACTATGGAAGCTGAATTAGCAAGGGATGGAGAGATTAATTCAACCGTTTATATTTTTAGAGCAAAAAATTATTTTGGAATGGTTGATAAGCAGGAAGTAGTAGTAACTCCAAACGCTCAAATGGAAGCACCGATGAATGCAGAAGAAATAATAAATAGTGTGCCAAAATTAGAAGAGGGAAAATAAGCCTCTTCTATTTTTTATTTGTTTAAGGAAAATCAGAAAAAGCTTTCGGGGAAAAAGCTTTTGGGGAAAACGAAAAAAATATTTCGGGGAAAATGAGTAAAAAATGTTAAAAAAATAGCCCACAAACTTGTGGATAAACCTGTGGATAACTTTACCAAACAAATGTTCTGTGGATAAAATGTGGATAACTTCAATATCTTTTGAAACTTTTGAAAATAAAAAATAAGCCGATTAATATTTTAATAATGTAATATCATTATAAAAAAATAAAAACGGCTTAAAACGCATTTTGATGCGTCAAAATTCTTTGCAAGTATTGAAAAATAAGGCTTTTTGCGTTTCAACTTTGCGCCAAATATCTATTTTGTGCAATGTTGAAAAAAGTACAAAAAAAGAAGAGGCTTCTTGCCTCTTCTAGTTCTTTTTATACCCTCTATATATTCCAAAGATTGCCCCAAGTATTGCCGCCGCCCAATAGTTCGGCTCTTCTTCTTTCTGGTATTTTTTGCAAAATTGCCTGTTTAGTCTATTATAAAACATCAAATCGTTGTAGGTAAAATCGGGTTTGTAATAGCTTAAAAGTTCAAACTTGCAAGCCTCTAAAACTCCAAACGCTTTTTTGTTTTCTTTGTGTTTTTTGTCCATAAAGTTATATAGTTGAATTTTCCAATTTTCGTTGTTTGGTTCTTTTGTCCTTTTTTCGTTTTTTGCTTGCTCTTTATAGATGAATTCTTCAAGTTCTTTTGATTTTAATTTTATTGTTATTTTGTCAAAATTGCTTTTTTTCAAGTCTTTTTCAAAGTCAATCAATATTTTTGCTATAATTTCTGGACTTGTCTTAAAGTCAATGTTTTCAATTGCTTTTACTTTGTATTTATTGAAAAAATATCCTAAAAGCTCTTTTCTTTCTTTTTCCTGTTGTTTTCTTTTTCGCTCTGTTAATATTTCATCTTGTGCGGCGGTTATCTTTTGCACTTGCTCCGCAAATTGCCCCATGTTTCAACCTCCTTTTTATTCTTCAATTATTTCATCTAAAACTTCTGAAATAGCTTGTCCTAATAAATAGCAGCGAATTGTTACATCTCCCCATTTTGCGCCTTTTTCTAAGAAATCAACACCAGAGCAACCGAATTCTTCACAAGCTTCTTTTAATAGGTCGAAATTTCCAACAAGGTTTTGCTCGGCTTTGTATGTGCTGAATGTATAACTTCCGCTTGCGTTCCCAGTTACGCTGTTTTCAATAAATAGGTCATCATTTAATTCTTCTTCTATTTCTTCTCTGTTTTCTTCGTTTATTTCAATGCCATTGTCTTCAATGTATTGTTTTACATCTTCTTTGATATTTTCTAAATAATTATACATATTTTCACCCTTGCGCCCGTTTTGGGCGCCCTTTCCTTTTTTAAATTTCTTTTTTGTTTTGTCATTATAACAAATCATCAATTTTACTTTTCATTCTTTTATAAATTACTTTGTGCCCTTTGTCTTCAAGCTCTCTTATTTTGTCGAATATTTCATCCAATACGCCACGCATTCCAAATCCTTTTTGATATTTCTCCATGTCTTCAAATCTCCATGAATAAAATGTTTTCCCTTCTTCATTTTGCCAAATTAAACCATTGCTACAATTTCTCAAAAATATTATCATTTTTTTTACCTCCTTTTTGTTTTTAAAATATTTTTAATATTAAAGCATACAATAAGCAAGGTAGAATTCCTGTTACTGTTCCAACTATAAATATTGATATGAATGGATGCTTTAATACAAATTTAATCTCTTGTAATATTTCTTTTATCATTTGTTTTTTTCTCCTTTCTTTCTCTCCCTCTTCTTGATTATATTATAATAAAATCGTAACGATATTTCAACATCCAAAAACAGCCATTTTCACTATATTATCCTATATTATCTCATGTTATCTCGTTTTATCTCGTTTTATCTCATTTTTTCATTTTTTTAATATTTTTTTATGTTTTAAATAACAAATTAATATTTGTCAAAAAGACAAGAAAGCTTTTTTGTCACTTAGTCAAAAAAATATACTACCAGCAAAAAAGCAAACGCTTTTTCGGTATTTAATAAAAACAATCTAAAACAAGTCAAAAAGACAAGAAAGTAGCAACCCCACCCGCCCCCTATTGGCCAAAAAGTCAAAAAGCCGCTTATTATCCTCCCGAGCAAATTTAAAAAAATACGATTTTATTTACAAAAGTTCTAAAAATTATTGACAAAAGAGTAGAAAAAGAGTATGATAAGAGGGAAGAAATAAAAAAGGGAGGGAAAGAGAAATGAGGAGAAGAGAAGAGGAGAAGGGATATAAAGTAAGGTATAATTTAAGAGAGAGAGAGATAGAGATAGAGTGGGAGGAGGAGTTCAAGGTAAGTGAAGAGAGCAGCAATTATGTAAGGTATGTAGATAGATATAGAGTAAATGAGATAGAGGACAGAGTGATAAGGTTGTTAAGTAATGGAAAGGAGCATTATATAGGGGAGATAGAGCGAGAGGTATATGGAGAGAAAGGAGAGACGCAGGAGCAAGGGATAATAGCGTTAATAAATGGGATAAACATAAAGATAAAGAGGAGTAGGATAAATAAAGGGAAGGAGGAGAGTGTAAAGGTAATAGAGAGAGCGAGATATGGAAGGTATAAGATAATAGCTAAGATAGAGGTATGGTAGAGTGGAATACATTCTAAAAGGAAGTAGCTTGCGAAGCAAGGTAAGCGGAGCGAAAGTGAAGGAGCTAAAGAAAAAGGAGTAAAAGAAGAAAAAGGAGAGAAGAAATGGGGAAGAGAATATTTTATGGAGAGTTAGGGGAGATAGAGAGGATATGTTATAGAGAGGGGTGTTATTGGAAGACGGAAGGTATATGTATGAATAACGAGAGTATGTTGCAATTTGGGAAGAAGCGTAGGAGAGATGATTTAGAGAAATGTAAGAACTGGAGGAAAGACGAGAAATGGAAAGACAGGAAGCCATATTAAAATTAAAAGAGGACTTAAAAGATGAGAGCTTGTATAGTACAGTGCACTTAAAGTTTGCCGAATTGCAGAAGATAGAGTTATTAGTGATATACTTAAAGGAAGAGACAGAAGGGTTAAGTAATGAGGAGTTAAATGGGTTTAAGGAAAGTGAGAAGGTAGAGGAGTTAGACAAATGGGCTAATTACTTAATAAAGAAAGCGAGTTATTATATAAGTATAAGTAGAGACACAGAGAAATTGCCTTATGCAGTGAGGTACTTAAAGGAAGGGTATCAGATATTAGGGCGAAGGGATTTTGAGAAGTTTTTAATAGCGATAGAATTCAATTATCCGCAGGACATGAAGTTTTATGAGATAAGGCGAGAGGTATTAAAGGAGTGGTGTAAAGACTTAGAGGACTTAGAGTATGGAAGGCTAAAAGGGTTAAGTATAAGTGCGCCACCGAGAACTGGGAAAACCACAATACGGAGGAAGATTTTTCTTATGGGCTATGTTACGTCATCCAGAGAGAAGTTGTTTTTTTGTAAGTCATACAGCAGCAATGGCGATAAAGTTGTATAATGACATAGTGAATATAATAGAAGACCAGAAAGCGGAGATACAGGCGATATTCCCACATGGAAAGATAACGCAGAAGAATGCAGAGCAGATGTACATACAATTAGAGACATATTATACAACGGGGTATAAGACGGCGTATTTTAGGGGAATTGACGGAAACATGGCTGGTGTATTGGAAGCTTCATGGCTGTTATATTGTGATGATTTAATTAAGAATATAGAAGAGGCAATGAACCCTGATAGAATGGAGACAGCGAGAACGAAATATGGAACAGATATAGTGCAAAGAAAGGCGAATAAAGAGGTAAGGGAATTACATATAGCAACTAGGTGGAGTACAGGAGATGTAATTAGTACGTTAGAGAATGAACATAAAGATAGTGGGAAATGGAAATTCATAAGGAAGCCAGCACTTAATGAAAATGGGGAAAGCAATTTCATGTATAGGCACCCATTTGAGATGGATAAGGAGTACTTTTTAGAGAGAAGAAACTCTCCAATGATGGATGAAATAAGTTTTAGTTGTATATATCAGCAGGAGCCGATTGAAAGAGATGGGTTATGGATAACCGAAGATAATTTACATTATTATAATGGAGAATTGCCAGATATAGAATGTGATTTAGTATGTAGTAGCTGTGACGTAGCTTGGGGTGGAGGCGATTATTTAAGTATGCCTATAGCCAAGGTATATGGAAAAGCCGTATATATAGTAGATATAGTATATAGTAATAAGACGAAAGAGATAACTAGACCGATAGTAGAAGGAGCAATAAAAAATAATAAAGTAGAGAAGATAATATTTGAAGCGAATAATGGAGGAGACGAATATTGTGATAAAGTAAAGGAAGACTTAGAGAAAAACTTTTATAAATTAGATATAAGGTCTCAAAAAGCGCCAACAAACAAGAGTAAAACTGCTAGAATACAGAGTGTAACTGACGAAGTGCTAGGAATTAGCCCAGAATATCAAATATATTTCTTAGACAAAGAAGTAAGAAAGAATAAGCCTATGTATGTAGCGTTCATGAAGGATTTGTTCAAATATAATACAGGAGCGAAGTTTATAGGAAGGCAGAAAGATGACTGCGCAGATAGTTTAGCGATGTTAATAAGTAATGTATTAGAGGCAAGGACAATAGAGACGAAGGCAGCAAGCAATTTTAGCAGAAGTGACTTAGGCTTTTAATATTGACAAAAGAAATAAAATATGATAATATTTAAGTAGACTTAGGTAAAGAACAAGCTTTCCTTGGTATAAATTTCTTTTTTTGTATGAGGCTCGTAATTGTGCGGGCGATAGTAAGCTGACTTAGGTTGGCTACTATATATATTCGGTTAGTGTAGAGGTAGCATAGGTGTTTTGGGAACATCTGGCGGAAGTTCAAATCTTTCACCGAATACCAGCAACAGAAGTTGTTTCATCTTATATTTCAATTAAAATAATAGTAGGCAATTAATTACCTACTATTATTTTTTTATTTTAGGGTATTGTCAAAAAAACAAATTTAATGATATAATAAAAGTATAGGTAAGCTTTTTTAAAAAAGGTTTACATATTATTATTTTTTATTTCTTTTTCAAAATAGAGGGAGTAATTTCCTCTATTTTTATAAAGATTGACAAAATAGCAAAAAATATTGACAATATTTTAAAAAAAATATAAAATATATGTAGGGAATAAGGAGTGAACGAGAAAAAATGAGTAATTATTTACCACAAATAACAAAAGGTAGAAGAAAAATTATAATTGAAAAAGAAGTTACTCGTGATACTCTAATCGAGATACTACAAGAAGCAATAAGCATACATAATGAGAATGTAAAAGACATAGAATATTTAATTAATTATTGTATTGGGCAGCAAAACATTTATAAAAGGAAAAACTCTGATAGTGGGTATAATCAAGATATAAACAATCAAACAGTAATTAATTATGCTTGGAGTAGTGTTAGAGATATAGTAGGGTACACTTTTGGAAAAAATGTTCAATATATGCCTACAAGCGATAAGTTTAGAAAAGATATTGATGAAATTAATAGAATTCTAACTTATGAGAACAATGCGTTAGCAGACCATGAAAGTTCTACATTTGCAAGTATATGTGGAATGGGATATTTGTGTATGTTGCCAAGTGAAGAGCTTTTAAGCGATTATATGCCAGATATACCTCTTGTAGATATATCATTAGACCCAAGACAGACATTTGTAGTACAAAGTGCTAGACCGGGGAACCCAGTAACATTATCTGTAACATATTATACAGATTTAAAAAACACATATTTTACTTGTTATA